AGGAATTGCTCTTTGGGACGGTGATGGCGATGGTGCTACTACTGCTAATATCACCGGCCTAGAAGAAGCAGGGCAACAACAATATGCTAACAATAAAGTTAAGCGAATTAATCACGGGGTGCCAACGCCTCAAGTTGCATTAACCATGTTGGATATGCCATATGAAGATGGAAGTAAGATGGTAGGTTATACGAACATTAATGGTGGTCGTGTTCTTTCTAACAATAAACCGCATGTTGCACTTCTTATTGCATCGCATGATTTTGATGGAAACTGGTTCTTTGACGCCTTTGCAAATGGTGAGATGACACTCCCTACACGTAATCATGGAACAAACAATAAGAATGAAACCGATAGTAATGTTGCTTTTACTTATCAGAGCCTGAATCCAATTCCTAACAATGTCTTCTTAAACAAAGAAGGCTCTCAACAATCTTTCAAAGCCTACAATACCGGCGATTCAGCATGGCAAGGCTTTGAGACAATGTTAAAAGAAGTATTCGGTGGCTATTCTGGAGATAATCCAATGGCAAGCTATATTCAAGCTACTGGAACTGGTAGTTTTACAAATACAAATCAGTCTGATGTAAATAAGCCAACTATTTAAGTAAAGATAAGTCGCCATTGAAATAAACAGTACAGAAATGGGCGGCTGAATGGAGGTAAATATGACAGTTAAAATTAATACAAAGCAAATCGGCCTTGGTAAACCAATTAATATTCATGCAACAGTAGGAGCGGTCGATAAAGCAGATGAAATGATGATTACATTGCTTTCTTTGGATGCTAAATTTAGTAAATCAGATAAAAATCTAGACAGTAGTGAAGCCATGCTTGCTGTCCTAAAAAAAGAACGAGAAGTTAATAAAAAGATCTTTGTCTTTCTTCAAGATGTCTTAAAACTGAGTGATAAACAAGTTGATATGATCAAAAAACGTGTCGATTATCAGCAACTTGGGAGTTATATAAGTTATGTCTGCAATCGTATTAAAGGTGTACCAGAAGATGCATATAAAAAGGCGATTAATAATAAGAAAAAGGGCCCAAAAGGACAAGAGGAGAAATCCTCCGATCAATAGATTCATTGAAACAGGAAATTGAAGATCGTAACTATCTAAAAAAGCAGCTAATGTTTCAAGGCGGAATGGCACCATCACAAGTTGACTGCCAAGAATATGAAGAACTGCTGAAAATACTGAGTGCTAAATCTAGGGAGGATCGACCAATGAATACGGGGGATGCCCATAAGAAGTTAGCAATGTTAATGGGAGGTAGATAAATTGAAAGTTGAAAATGAAATGGCGACGCGGATATCAGTTGATACGATTGCTGCAACTAAAAGTTTATCTGCGTTCCGGAGTTCAATTAGTGCGGCCACAAATGCCTGGAAAGCTAATGAAACTGCATTAAAAAATTCAGGGCAGTATGCTGAAGCTGCTAAGGCGCGCATTTCTGGATTAAATGAAGTAATAGAACTTCAAAAGGCTAAAATTTCTGAATTAAAAAGTCGTCAGAAAGGTTTGAACTTATCTAATAAGGATCAATTAGAAACATGGCTGAAATTAGATAAAGATATCTCTCAAGCTAGTAAACAATTAGCTTCGTATGAGGTACAAGTTAATCGGGCTAACAGTACATTAAAGTATCAAACTTCGGGTTTAGCTGAATTACAAACTAGTTTTCGAAGAGCCCAGGAGTCTTCACGAGCATATGCAAATAATTTGCGTTTGAATGGTAAAGAACTTAAAGCTAATGATGCAGAAATTAAAGGCTTAAGTACTGGCTTGAAAAATCTTTCCAAACAATATGAACTTCAAAAGAAAGAGTTAGATCAGCTCGAAAAAACACAAGGAAAGAATAGTGAAGCATATAGAAAACAAAAAGTGAGATTAGATGAGACTAGTGCGTCGATTGGGAAAACAAAATCGCAAATTTCTGAATTGAAAACTAGAACTGACGACTTGCATGCTTCACTAATTCGTAAAGATACTTTAGGATCTGGTTTCTTTGCATCTGCTAGAAATAGAATTCTTGGTATAAAAAATGCAGAGGAATTAACAAATCGTGAAACTAAAACGTTAAGAGAAACGTTAAAAACATCATTTGCAGGTGTTTTTGTATCCAATCTTGCATCTAATGCGATTATGGCTATGACAAGCAATATGCATGGATTGATTGAAGCGGGTCGTGAATATAATAAAGAACAAGATACTATGCGTACTGTATGGAAATCTTTAACAACTGAAGCACCTCGTGATGGAAAACAGTTAATTGGCTTTATTAATAACCTTTCTCAGCATTCTATATATTCCGCAGAAACGATTAATAAAATGGCTCAAAGCTTTTACCATGTAGATAGTAATGTTAAACATACTAAACAGTGGACTAATGACTTTGTACGTTTAGGCTCAACAATGCATATGACGAATGCTCAGATTGCAGAAGCGGGTGAGCAGTACGCAAAGATTGTTGCTGGTGGTAAAGCAAGTCAGGAAGATATGAATGTTATGATTAATCGGTTCCCAATGTTTGGAGAAGCAATTCAAAAAGCAACAGGAAAATCGATGAAACAGTTACAGCAACTTTCTCAGCAAGGCAAATTAACGGCAAATGATTTTGTTAAAGCTATGAATTATCTTGGAAAGAAATATAAGTCTGGACAATCTGAAGCGATGACAAGTTACATGGGAATGTCTATGTATCTTAAATCGCGCCTTTCAAAGCTATCAGGGGATGTTCAGAAGTCGTCCTTTAAGATGAGTAAGTCTGCTAAAGATGCTTTAGTTCAAGTTACATCCGACAAATCTATGCAACGTTATGCTAATAGTATAAGTAAAGCATTATCCGGAGTATTGAGCTTGTTATCTAAAACCATTGCCTTCATGGGTAAGCATCAAACAGCCGTTAAAGTTTTTGCTAAGACAATGATCGCTGCTTTTGCATTTACTAAAACTGCAAGGTTGGTAACATCTTTCTACATGACTTTAGGGAAAGGAATCGCTGTTTATAAAGGATTGTCTAGTGCTGCAAAGATTGCTGCTCTAAATCAAAAAATGCTTAATCTCGCCATGAAAAGTAATGTAATTATTTTAGTTATTTCTGCTATTGCTGCATTAATAATTGAATTAAAGCATTTATATGACACTAATAAACAATTCAGAAAATTTATTAATGGGATTGCTAAGTTTGCAAAGAGTGGATTGAAAAAAGTAGGAAGTTTTTTCAAAAATACATTCAAACAGATTAGCAAGAGCCAGGAACAATCCAATCGTGAACAGGCAAAAGCGAATAAGCAGGCCGAAAAGAATTGGCGTAACTTTACCAATAGTTTATCCAGAAATTGGAAGTCTTATTGGCGTAATCGTGATAAGGAACAACGTCAAAACGAGAAACGCAACCAGCAGTACTGGAATAATGTTCGTAAGTCAGCTTCACGTGGCTGGAAGACTATGGAGTCTAGTGCACGTGCGGGTGTTAACAAGGTCAGTCGCTGGTATAGCAATATGAATAGGTCAACATCACGAGTTATTCAAAATATGTACAGGCAACATCCAAAAACATTTCAAAGTATGTATAAGGTTATTCAAGATCGTACTAGGGCTTGGCATGACCTTGTTACTGGACACTGGTCACAATTAAAAGATGATACGGGTCGTCTAGCAAAAGATCAATCAAGAGCAAATAAAGATATCTTTGAAGATATGTATAGTGCAATCAATAAAAAGACTGGCGGTTGGCTAGGCAAAGTTGTTGATTCGTGGAAAGATCATATGTCTCAAATTGGGGATGCTATTTCCAATGGTAAGAAAAAAGCCGGTGCAGCAATGGCAGACTTAGCCAATGGTGTTTTGAAACCATTTAAGACGTTGATTGATGATATCCAAAGCGGTATTAATTGGGTATTAGATAAGATTGGCGCTAGTAAACTTGGTGGATCCTGGTCCGCTGCTATCCCTACTTTTGCTACTGGTACTGCTGGCAACCCGGATGGATTAAAGAAGTCAACCATTGGAATGGTCAATGATGGAGCAGGATCACATTGGCGCGAATTGTATTCCTATAAGGGTCAAATAGGTGCTTTCCCTAATAAAAGGAACTTTATTACTTTCTTACCGAAGGGGATGTCAATCTTAAATGGTGAGGACAGTCATAAGTTTATGTCTGCTATTGGATTGCCTAGGTTTGCGAATGGAATCGGTGATTTCTTTGCTAGCCTAAAAGATGATGTGGATGACTGGACGGATCAAGCTGAAAAGATCATGACCCACCCGATTCAGTTTATGGAACATGTCTTTACTAAGAAGCTTAGTGGTTTGAGTAGTGGAATTAAATTAGCACAATCAATGATAACGAATGTTCCAGTTTATGTGGCCAAACAAATGGCTAATTGGGTTAAGCAACAGTTTGAAACACTTGATTCAGCTATGAATCCTAATGGAACAAGTGCTGCACCTACAGGAGATCATAAACATTGGATGAAACAAGCAGGAATCCCAGAAAGTTGGTATGATTCGATTAACTATATTGTTACTCATGAATCAGGATGGCGAGTTAATGCAACCAACCCTAGCTCAGGTGCTTATGGTTTACCACAATCTTTACCAGGATCAAAAATGGCTGCCGCTGGTCGAGACTGGCGAACAAATCCGATTACTCAACTTAAATGGATGAAGAGTTATGTTGGACGTTATGGCGGTGGACCAGGAGCTGCCGCATTCTGGAGAGCACATCATTGGTATGCAAATGGTGGTTTAGTTGATAAAGAACAGCTGATTCATATTTCTGAAGGTAATAGGCCAGAAATGATTATTCCATTGTCAGCATCTAAAAGAGGTCGAGCTTACCAATTATTAGGTGAGGTCGTAGCAAGATTTAAGCACGAAGATGGACAGGCTCAGCCAACACGAGATAACCAGTCTATCAGTCGTAAAGAATTCATGTCGTTAGAATCGAAATTAGATCAACTAATTAGCGGAGTACAGCAACTTGTTCAGGTTGGTCACCAGCAAATTGATGCTACTGTTAATTCCGGAAATAAATTTGGAATGAAAGCCAATCGGTTAAGTGCTTATACTACGATGGCTAAAGATCAACGGTTAAATGATTTTATGAGTTATAAGAGGTGATAAAATTTGAATGTAAGTAACCCAGAATTGTATCTGAAGATTGGTGACCAGGATGAATTTAATATTGAGGATAAAGTCCAAGGATTAACTTTTCTTGGAGATGATTCAACACCTGCTCTTGCTAATACCTATCAAGAAATACCTGGTTTAGATGGTAGTAAACTTCAGTACACAACTTTTTCTCGGTATCAGGTAGTTGCTAACTTCTGCATCTACTTTACAGACTGGGAGGACTATAAATTAGCCAAACATCAATTTTATCGACTTTTTACATCACGACAACTTATTAGAATGCGGACGGACGTTGAATCAGCGATCGTCCGTTTTGTTTACCCAAATCTTCCAGAGATTAAGCCGGACCAAAATGGTTCTCACTTTGCTACTTTTAGTATGAACTTCGACAATCCATCTGGTTTTCGCTATTCTCTCTATCGAAGTGATGGAATTTATAGTAATGATTTAGATGGTGTACAGTTTGGTA